CTTGCTTGTGTATATGCCGATTTAACCTATCAACAAGGTTTGGCGAGACATTGGTCAAGACAAACAAGATACGATTTTTATTGGCCAGCATTAGCGCATTTAGGTGAGCAAGCAATATTAAACCAAGAAATATACGCACAAGGAACAAGTGCTGATGCGAACACGTTCGGTTACCAAGAAAGATATGCAGAATATAGATACAAGCCAAGTCAAATCACTGGTAAATTTAGGTCAACTGTTAGCAGTGGAAGTTTAGATAATTGGCATCTAGCACAAGATTTTTCTGCATTACCGAGCTTAAATTCGTCATTCATAGAGGAGAATCCTCCAGTCGATAGAGTGATTGCAGTAACATCAGAACCGCAATTACTCTTAGACGTATATTTTAAACTTAAATGTGCAAGACCTATGCCTACGTATAGTGTACCCGCCCTACTGAGTCATTTCTAATGTTTGACCCAGTAAGTGCAGCAATTATGGCGGGTGCTTCATTATATGGAGCACAAAAGCAAAATAAAGAAGCCAGACGTGCAACTGCACGTCAAATGGCTTTTCAAGAAGATATGTCTAATACGTCATATCAAAGAGCAATGGAAGATATGCGTTTAGCAGGACTTAATCCAATTTTAGCAGGAAAATTAGGCGGAGCTTCGACACCTGGAGGAGCTACGTATCAACCGCAAAATATCGGTGATGCAACTGTTAAAGGTGCTGTGCAAGGTGCACAATTGCAAGGAGCGTTAGCAACTGCAAAAGATTTAGATAATAAAGCAGCATTAAGTCAAATGAATGTGGATTGGTTTAATAGATATAACAAACAAAATCCAGATTCACCTTTGAGCCCTTTATTATTAACATCAAAACCAAGTAACATTTTTTGGACTAAGTTTTTTGAAAAAATTGATTCAAATTTGTCAAAAGCTAAGACAAAAAAAGAAAAAGAACGAATCAATAAAATGAGAATTGATACTATGATTCGTAGTGATACAGTAGGGTCTTCCCCTACTGCAAAAGTTTTAAGAGAAAAATTAAAACGATTACCTAAGAAAAAAGTAAATATTGGTGGATACCATTTCTATCCATTATCAGATGATTGAGGAAAATATGAAAGCAAATAAAATACCTTTCAAAACACCCTACAATGGTAGGGTTGCGTGCTCTTTTGAAACGACTGGCGAATCAATGACGCAAGAGCATTTCCGCGAAGAAACGGAAATACTTAATATTATTAGGCGGCATGATCGAAATGGAGTAATCGACCATATTAATAAAGGTCAAGCTATATATGGCGATTTTTCCGAGATAACAGATTATAGAGATATGATACATAAATTGCGAGAAGCTGACGCAGCTTTCGCACAAGTACCATCGGATATACGAAAAAGATTTGAAAATGATCCAGCAAAGTTTTTCAACTTTGTCTCGGATAGTTCAAATTATGATGCGTTAGCAGATATGGGTTTGGTTATAAAAAAACAACCAGAACCAGAAAAGAATTCTTCTCCTAATACAGAAGAAGAAAAGCCCTCCCCTGAGGGGGAGGGCGCCACCACACAGTTACCCACTTGATGTAACTGTGTGGACTGACACCACAACAGCCAAGAAAGGATAGTCGAATGGCAATGAGACGAAAAATGAGTAGAAAAAAATCTAAAAAACTTTTTTCTAAGACAGCTATGAGAACTCGTAAGAGGAATCATAGTAAACCAATGAGAGGTGGATACAGGATCTAACAATGCCTTGTTACAATCCTCTCTTAGCTTACCGTGAAAACGGTAAAATAATATTTAATAAACCCTTTGCCTTTGCAAAGGGTTTTAATTTGCCATGTGGTCAGTGTATAGGATGCAAACTATCCTATGCACGCCAATGGGCAATAAGATGTTTACATGAAGCACAAATGCACAATAGCAATTGTTTCATAACATTAACTTTTAATGATGAACATTTAGTAAAGAGAAAAAATCCATTCAGTTTAGATAAAACTGAATTTCAACGTTTTATGAAACGTTTAAGAAAAACAGTAAAAAACAAAATAAGGTTTTTTCACTGTGGAGAATATGGAGAAAAAAATGGTCGACCACATTATCATGCTTTGATATTTGGTCACGATTTTCCAGACAAAAGAAAATTTAAAAGTAAAAAAGGAACAACGTTATATACAAGTGAAAAATTGGCAGAATTATGGCCATATGGTTTTTCAACTGTAGGCGATATAACTTTTCATAGTGCAAGTTATACGGCTAGATATATAACAAAAAAAATAACTGGTGAGTTAGCTGATAAACATTATGAGATAATAAATCCAGATACTGGTGAGGTGTCAAAAAAAATACCAGAGTATTGTACTATGTCCAGGATGCCTGGACTAGGTCAAAGTTGGTTTGAAAAATTTAAATCAGATGTATATCCACATGACTATGTGGTGATAAATAATTTTAAATGCAAACCACCAAGATTTTACGATAATCAATTATCGGAAGAAGAGCTGCAAGCGATAAAAAAGAAAAGACTTGACAATCAAGATGATGTATATGAACATCTATGGCAATATGATAAGCTTTGGAGAAAAGAAAAGCATAAGGTTAAAACTTTAGAGAGTCTAATCAGAGACTTATAGAAGTTTTGACTCATAGTATATATTATGAAACCATTTTCTCCAAAACAACATATAGTATTAGGAGAAAATTATGGAAAAAAATTTATATTCAATTTTAGACACAAAATCAAATTTATATAGCCCACCATTTATTGCTCAAAATGATGCAATAGCAATTAGAATGGTGATGGATATATTAAGAAATCAAGACAATAATTTGTCAAGATACCCAGAAGATCACCAATTAATGTTGGTTGGTTTCTGGGATGAAATAAATGGGGAAATTATGGGTGTTGAAAAAGCACCCTCTTTAATTGACCCAGTAACTAAAATCAAACAATTAACGGAGCAAAAATAAATGTTAGCACCCCCTAGTGGAGCATTACCCACAACTGAAACTAAAGACTTTAGTAGAGTACCTAAAGTTAATATAGAAAGATCGGTTTTTAATCGAGATCATGGTTTAAAAACTACAATGGATAGTGGTTATTTAGTACCAATATTTGTAGATGAAGCATTACCTGGCGATACATTTCAATTAGACGCAACAGGTTTTGGAAGATTAGCAACGCCAATAAATCCATTTATGGATAACATGTATATAGAAACGTTTTTTTTCGCAGTACCAAATAGATTAATTTGGGATAACTGGGAAAAATTTTGTGGAGAACAAACAAACCCAGGCGATAGCATTGATTATATGGTTCCACAAATAGAAAACGCAACAATAACAGAACAAACATTATTTGATTATATGGGAGTACCTTTAAATGTGTCTGTTAGTTTTAATAATCTTTTTGGTCGTGCTTATAATTTAATTTATAACGATTGGTTTAGAGATGAAAATTTACAAAACAGTTTAACTGTAGATAAAGATGACGGTCCAGACGACATCGCAAATTATGTAATAAAAAAGCGTGGTAAAAGACACGATTATTTTACAAGTGCCCTACCGTGGCCACAAAAAGGCGATGCAGTAGCACTGCCGTTAGGAACAAGTGCAGATGTAAAAACAAGTTCAGCCACATTAGGAATACAATCTATTTATGCTGATGGTGACTATGTTGTACAAGCTGCAAGCACAGGTGTGCCATTATATGCAGACTTGAGTGATGCAACATCTGCAACAATTAATCAATTAAGAGAAGCATTTCAAATACAAGGATTGCTTGAAAGAGATGCAAGAGCTGGAACAAGATACACAGAAATCGTTCAAGGACATTTTGGAGTAACTAGCCCTGATGCTAGGTTACAAAGACCAGAATACCTTGGAGGAGGAAAGGATAGAATTAATGTCAATCCAATACCACAAACTTCTTCAACCGACACGACGACGCCACAAGGCAATCTGTCGGCTTATGCCACTACGGGATTTAGTGGTCATAGGTTTACTAAGTCTTTCACTGAGCATAGTGTTATTATCGGTCTTGCTTGTGTATATGCCGATTTAACCTATCAACAAGGTTTGGCGAGACATTGGTCAAGACAAACAAGATACGATTTTTATTGGCCAGCATTAGCGCATTTAGGTGA